TGATTATACTCTTTAATCATCTGTATGATGAGTTTGAAGTATTTGTTTTCGAAATAATTAGGTTCTATTACATCAATTATTGACCTTGAAAAGGTACTATCTACCACAATTTGATTAAGTAGTTGTATCTGAAATGAGCTCCCTAAATAATCAAAATTTTTGTTAGATGACATAGTTTAAATTTGTTGTATGAATAAATATTACACTCTTGTATTAAGTCCAAGATAATCAAAAGAAAGGTCTCTTGCTGAAAATAAACTAGTTAATTCTGATAAAATTCCTTTGATTGTTTGTCTGATGTCAACTGTGTATCTAATCTTTGGAGGGTAGATTTTAGCGTCAAATCTTCTATGACAAAGTAACTTGTCCCCTTGTTTTAAATAAATGTTAAAGTACTCAGGGCCATCTACATAGGAGGTATTAAGGATGTCAGGTTTGTTTGTGATATCATATTGATTCTCCAACAAATAACTCACAGCTTTCATCTTAAGTTGATAATTCAAGTTATGGATTAAATCATCCATATACTCTTTGAAATCAACTGAATTTCTTGCATCAGGATTGTAATCTCTAACATTGAAGTATCTTTGAACTATGATGTTGTCGTTAACCATCATTAAGAACTCCAATTTGGTAATGTCTTGCTCTCTCATTGTTTTTACTTTTTTGTTTTAAAATTGTGTTTTTCTTTTCTTGTTAGTTTTAAAAAGGGTTTTAAGAAGTTCACCCAAGCATCATCTCCTTTTGGTAAGAACTTGAAGAATCCATCTTCCATCATCATTTTAATTAGATTTCGATGTCCTCTTCCATCGGGGTCAAGTGTTTCCTTATAATATAATTCAACCACCTCTCTCCCCTCATCATCTATCAATGGGTCTGACAAATCTACAATCTTTTGGTTGATTTGAAAAAATTCTTCCCCATAAATTCCTGTCTTTGTCTTACCTGTTAAAAGATTTTTGAGTGTGTTATTCTCTTTATCTTCTTTGAGGAGATTTTCAGCCTTGGATAAAATATCGTTAATTGTTACATCTTGTTCAAGTAGTTCGGGAAATAATTTAAATAAAGTTTTGTCACCCAAATAATAGATTCCATCAATATTATCAGATTTATCTCCTGCCAATATTTTATATGTTAAAATATTGTTGTGAGGAATCTCATGTTCTTTAAGTTTAATTTTATCACCAAAACTATACAATTGCTTGGCTGATGGTGAATAAATGGAAACATTCTGTGATATAAGTTGGGTTAAATCTTTATCCGATGAAAAAATGGTAATCTTTTCGTCAGTTGCTATTTGACAATAATAAGCAATTAAGTCATCAGCTTCGTTATTTTCTATGTTCACTTGACGAATGAACATCTCCTCCAAGTATTGTTTTACCCTCTCTTTTTGATAGGTAAATGATTGAACCTTAAACTCGTTAGATTCTTGGATTCTGTTTTCTTTATATTGGGGGTAAATGATTTTTCTTTTACTTGAGTTACCCTCGCCATCCCAAAACACAACCGATTTGTCAAAGTTATATTCTTCAATGAATCTTCTAATAGTGTTTAGGAAGTGCCATATACCCCCAATATGATTACCATTATGATAATAATCTTTCACACCATGGAAACCTATCTTCATGAGGTTGTTTCCATCGACCAATAATGTTCTTGTCATTTAAAATAAACTTAATTGTGTGAACGATTTTGTTTCTTTTGTTTGAGTGATATACTTACCCAAGAACTCTGTAAAGATAGCTTCCATTACTGGTACACAAATGGAGTTACCCGCCAACGCAATATGATTATTAGTTGTTAAACTTGTTGATAATAGTTTATCAATATCTTCTTCTCTAACACCCATAAATCTGTAAGCTTCTCTTCCTGTGATAGTTCTTATTCTGCCATCAACCATAATCTGTGGTGAACCAGTTGTTGTTAAACAAGGGGAACAACCATCAATTGAATAAACTCGTCTTGCTTGGTCGTAGTTAACATCGTTTCTCCTTGCCACAAGTTTGCACACACTATCTTTTTTGGGATGGTTAGGTGTAATGTCACAAGTGATAAATAAGTCCTCTGTAATCTCATTTTCGATGAATGGTCTCATAGGAACTCTATCTTTCTTATGTTTCTCAACACCACTCATAATTGTTTCAACTTCATCATTTGTCAAACCAAATACGGACATCATAAACACCCTCTCTCTATTCTGTGGACAACCATAGTCAGCACCATTCAAGACCTTCCAAGAACAACCATAACCCAACTCATTTAAGAATGAAATATGAGCTTTGAAGTTCTCAATGTGATTATGTGACACCAAGTTTTTAACATTCTCCATCAAAAGATACTTCGGTTGGTTCTTTGTCAAAATCCTTTCAACTTCATATAACAAACCACTTCTTGTACCTTTTTGAATGCCCTTTTGTACCCCTGATATTGATATATCTTGACAAGGGAAAGAATAGGTCATCAGGTCACATTGGGGGAAACTATCTTCGTTAACCTTTGATATGTCCCCCAAGTTACCCAATGTTGTCTCGTGTAATGAATCATAAGCTATGTTCGCAACTTTAAGGATGTCACAATTTGCAACATCTTCATAGTTAACACCGATGTATTTCAGTGCCAACTCTTGTGTACCATAACCCGAAAATAGTGATATTACTTTTAGTTTATTCATATTCTTTTTCTTCTTTCAAATCGAAATCTCCCTCCAAACCTAATAAATCTTTCCAATAATCTGCGTATTCTTTCTTATATTTTTCAATAGAAGCTTTTTCTTCAGTTGTATCTTTACCTGATAAGAATCCGTGGGGAGTTACAATTATCTTACCATCATCATATCCCAAACCATTAATATGGTTCTTCAATACAGATACTTTAGTTCTTGATGCAAACTTAACACTTCTTTTATCTTTAGTTGCCGTAATCTTGGTTGTACCAGCACCTTTTTGATTACCAAACAAAAATACCAAAGAAGAGTTCAACCATATTGCTTCACCACCTTTAGCTTTAATCTTTGGTTGTCCGAAGGGGTTATCTGGTAACTCAACCCATGGTTGGTTCACGATAATCAAAGTATTTTCAAACTTTGAGTCCGCTTTTCTAGAACCTGAAATTCTTTGATTAATACCCATACCAATTTTATCAGCAAGAACTGATGCGTTATGTTGTTTTCCACCTTTACCTTCAAAGGTCATTTTACAAGGAATTGAACCAACTGAGTCCCACATAAAACATAAACTATATTCAAGGTCACCTTTTTCTTGTGCATCAAGTAAGTCGTTGATATAATCTGTGATTTGTTCAATGTATTCGAAGTTATTGTTAAAGATATAAAAACCATCCCAATCAACTTCACCTGTTTCTTCGTCTACAACTTCTTCACATTGTAGCCCCATCAATTTTGCGTGTTCAAAACTCCATTTTTGTTCTGTGATTATGAACACAGGTAGAATACCCTTTCTTTGAGCATCTACCGCAGTTTTTACTAAAGCAGTTGTTTTACCAGTATCAGAGTGACCCAAAAACATATTTAGGTGACCTACAGCAGGACCTGGTAATCCAACAGCATCCAAGAACTCAGTACCCAAGTCAAAGTATCTTTGTTGTTTGTACTTTGCTGAGGTAGAGAACTTCTTTTTAATACTACTGAAATCCGTTTTCTTAATTGCCATTGTTTAAATTATATTTTACAAATTCTTTTAGTGTTTCCAACTTGTCTTTAGCATTAGCCATTTTCTCAACATACTTATCCATTTCTTCTAAGTGTTGTGGATGTTCACCAATTCCAACAGGATTAGAGAAATAAACCAATAAGGTGGCCTCAGCCTCTGCTATCTCACTCTCATATTTTAGAGCAAGAGCATCAATCATTTTAATTTGAATTTTCATTTAGGATTTAAAAATGAACCCCACTTTGTTAATGGGGTTCGGGTTAAAAAATATTTTTAGAACGGAAGGTCACCACTTGGTTCGAAATCATCTGAATCATCCAAATAAGTTGGTGTGGATTTACCACCTAATACAACTTCACCTGAATCTGAGTTACTATAAACATAACCACCCTTTTCACTATCCCATCTTGGTGTTTCACCTTTGGCAATAGCTTCCAAGTATTCTACTGGTTTTTTAGAGTAAACATCAGCCCAAGTTAGTTCATCATTTAACCAACCTTCAGCCGTTTCTTTGTTTTCGTGGAGTGGAGCTGGGTCATCATACATAATAGTTTGAATAACTGTATATGTTGCACCCTTTGGGGTTTTTGCTTTGGTCATCTCTAAGATAATATCTCTACCTTTTTGAGAATCGGTTACATCACCTTTTGCTCTAAAGATAGGAATAAGTTTATCTAAGATACCTTCGTTTTTGTAGTTGTGTTTGAATCTCCAAAACTTAACTCCATCGTTTTCATTATCTCTGTCGATAAGTTTAACAATGTAAAATTTACGAGGTTTGTATTGTTTTGCAAGTTCTTTGTCGGCATCTCTACCAGTTGACATAAGTTCTTCATATACTTCTGTAAGTGGAGAACGCTCATTATCATTTTTACCTGGGTCATAGAACTTTTGCCATTTACCATCTACTTGGATTTCGTGAAACCACACCTCTTTGAAAGGTGAGCTTCCATCTGTAGTTGGAAGGATTCTTAATCTTTTTTGTCCTTGTTTTTCATTGTCCTTAAGAAGAGCTGCGAAGTATTTCTTCATTCTCTCATCTTGAGACATTTTGTTGGTATTGCTACCTGATTTTTGTGATTGTTCGTACTGAGCTAAAATAGCATCTAATGGATTTGTCGCCATAATGTTTAAAAAGTTTTTTGTTAAGAAATATTATACACAATAGTAAGTGTCAGCCGTGGGTTTGTCAAATTAAGTTCTAATATATTTTTTTGAATTTACTTACGTCATTTTCAGGAGTCATCTCAGTATCACCAAAATCTCTGAAACTTCTTTTAATTTCATTAGGTGAATAACTTTCAACTTCGTCTGTGGTTAAAACATATTCATTTTTTCCACTCGCTTCCATTTCCTCCTCCTTGTCTTCAAAAAACTTACTTAATTTTTGGTTAAAAGGACCTGAATCTAAAGTTCTAAGTTCTAATTTTTCTTCAGGTGTTTTAACTCTGTATTTTTCAATTTTAGTTTCAATAGAATTTAATCTATCTAATATACCATCCATAGCATTTAATTTGGATTCCAAATCATTGAGATGGTTGAATAAACTTTCGAAATATTCATCTTGTTTTTCTTCAACAGATTTTTGTCCTTTAACTAAATCAGTGACTTCAATTTCTTCCTTATCACCTTTTTTCTTTTCGTCTCCTAATTTTTCAACATCAGGGTCGGACTCTGTGTCAATTGGTTCAGGTAGTGGTGCTGTTGGTGGTGCAGGTGCTCCTGCTGCAGTATCAGGAGCTGGAGCTGGAACATCACCTGCTGGTGGAACTTCTCCCCCTGGTGCTGGTGGTATTTCCCCTCCAGGTACTGGTGGAACTTCTCCTCCTGGTGCTGGTGGTAGTTCTTGTTCGTTTATGTATTTATTAATTTGATTATATCTCTTTAGTTCTTCTAAAATTCTTAAGTCAGTTTTCATTATTAACCATTTAATAGTTGTTTTATTCCTGTTGTTGTTTCAACTTGAATTTTTTTATGAGTTCTCATTGTATTATCAACTCTTTCAATAAGACCATCTTTCATTCTCACTGTGTAACATTCACCAGTGTCTAAATCACAAACTTGTTTAGTACCATCCCCCATATCTTTTTCAGAGGTTCTAGTATTTTTACCTAAGTAATTATCTAAAATTAATTTTACACTCATATTGTTAGTTTTTATATAAATATAAAGTTTTAATAAAAAAATTTATATGTTGGTATCTTTAATTAGTGTCCAAGTAATAATGAAAGACGTACCTAATAAACTGCTATAAGTAAAATAATCTGAACTTTTGACTATTTTGTTGTAACTTTCCAATCCAACTGACTGACTCTCGGAAAAAGAATTAGTATAACAAAATTTTATAATCTCTTTTGATAAATTTCCAGCTTCTTGTAAACTTCCAAATCCTTCAATACTTGGGGTATTTGTTGTTGTTTCACCAATAACCTTTATAATTTGTGATGACAAAATACTTGGTACTCTGTCTTTCCATCTGTTAATTAAAAATACAACGTAATCAGTAATCGAATTGAATTCAACGTAAGGTATTGTATTTGTTGTGGTAGTACAGAAATATTTTTGATTTCCAATTGTACCCCAGTATTGGTCTATTGAAATCAACCCAGGATTGTTACCAAATACTTTTAACTTATCTTTACCATCATATGAATATACAAACGACCAATAAAAAATCAAAATAATCATTTCTTTTGTTTTTTGATTATTTAAACCCAAGTTTTGACTTTGTAATCTTATTTCATCAAATAAAGATTTGTAAGTTATTTCTAAAATCAATGGATTCGAATCATTTGAATAATTACTATAATTTGTGATTGGTTTACAAGTTTCGTTTGTGGTTTTAGGTACTTCTATTGCAGCAGCGTTTCCAATGTTTTTAGTTACATTATTTGTAACACTATTTACATTTGTATTAGCTTGTCCAGATGTAGTAGTACTTTGTTGTTTAATCAATTCAGTAATTTTACTCACCAAGTTAGCTCTAAGATTTTGTATGTAATTATCAATCTTGGGTAAATTTGGTACTGGTTGTCTAACACCTTCAAAACTAGTTTCAAAAGAAGAGTCAGTAATTTGGTGAGATACTGATGTAATATAATATGAACCACTAAACATTGGGACATTTCTCAAATTAAAGTACATTGTTGGTTGTATTAAAGCATTTCCCAACATATCAACATTACAAGTATAACTTCTGTTCTTATATAAATTATATAAGGATACACTTTGTGTTGCACCACCTCTGTTTCCACCTTGATTTGCCATTTGGTTTAAAATCTGAAGTGATTCTGATGTTGCTAAAGATGAATTTTGACCAACACTAAAGTTTTTAAATACACCCTGATTTTGAGGACCGATATCAACATTAAATCCAACTACTCTATTTGATTTATCCCAATCTTTTTTACCAACTTGATTTTCAACCAAGGGATTATCACTTGCTCTAGTCAAATCAAATGAATCACTTCTAAATCTGAAGTCAACACTTTTAACATCAGGTTGTTCACTAGCTTTACCTGCGTAAGTACAAACCATTTTAGCTGTTGATTCTCTATAATCTACATTTAAAAATGTTCCGAAAAGTGTATTTGCAAACTCTGTAGTATCTTCCAATCTTGGTTTAGGGTCTTTTACCGCATCTTGTACATTGTAAAAATTGATGTAGTTAGGTATTGTAAGTACAACAAAATGATTTAATTGTAATATACCCGTAACGTAAGAATACAAACTAGCCGAAGCATTTATGTTTGTAATTTGGTCACTTATTGAAAATATATCAATTAATACTTCTTCCCCAATGTTTTTATTTGCCCTATCCAATAATAAAACATCCTCAAATAATGTTTTAGTTTTATAATCGTTACCAGAAATCCATTTATCATTTAATGCTTTAAATGATTCCCATAATTCAACTTTAGGTTGTGGTTCACCAGTCAACTTCGATGGTTTCTGTTCTTCAACTGTCATATTAACATTGGCCAAAGATTTTTGTAATTTTGGTATCAAATTGTTAACAATCTTATCTCTAAAGTTATCCACTTGAGACAAGTAGGATGACATAGCGGTTTGAAAAGCATTTTTACCTTTCTGTTGTGTGGTGTTTGGTGTTGGTGTATAAGTTTGTGGTTCAACAAATTCTTGTCTTACAATATATTGCGGGTCATTAGGATTATTAGATAATGAATTATAT